GTTTAAGAAGACTATTTTGGGTTTAGATGATAATTGGGGGATTATGGTCGAGCAGGGTTTCTTCACTTATTGTTATTCCAACTCACTGTATACTAACCAGTGGGTTATTTTAAATAACAATGAAGAACACACCTCTGTGATTATAACTAAAGAATTTTTTAAACTGGAACGAAAGTACGATTATTTAGAATTGTGCATCGAGGAAAATTATTATGGGAAAAAACAAATTTGGGTCAAGAAGGAAGGAAACACTAAGACTTATGCTGATGTGTTGAAAAGCAGTGATGATGAGAACAAAATTTTTTCACGGAAAAAGCCGACCGAGCTCCGTGAAGACTTCATCGCTTTTTTCAATAGTCGTGGTAAGAATTTAAGTAACCGTATGTCTGACTCCGAAACTCCATCTAAATGTTCTTTTAAGAGCATTAAATCAGATGGAGAATCTCCACTGCCGAAACCTTTGCCCGAGAAAGCAAAGATGCCAGAAGCAGAACCGAAACCACAACCCGAGAAAGTTGTGACGCCAGAGGTTAGTGAGATTCCAAAGGTTGAAAAACCCTCCCCAAAAAATCCAGTTAGAAAATTAGCTCCTAAACCGGAATTCAAAAACGAACCAAAGAAACAAAGAATTGAGAATAGTAATAAAAAGCCTAAGTCAACTGACTCTGGCACCTCTAAGAAACAGAGGAAATCACAAGAAACCAAATGTGATGCTACTTCGCCGTTCAACACGGAAGTCGTGACAAAGGTCGCGCCGGCTCCTACCAAACCGACAACTGACAAGTTGGACTCCTCCCGATCAAAAGGGAAGGCGGGCAAGTCTAAGCCCGTGAACAAAAAACGCAACAATAACACGAACGCAAGCGTGAGTCTTGACCCAGAAGTAGAAAAATTGATCGCAGAGTCAAAGAAAATGGGCAAGAAAGAAGTCGCAAAGACGTGCTTAAGAGTCGCCGAAGGATGGGCAGTACACCTACACGACGCAATAAAATCCTATAAAATACTTAGACAGGGATTTAATATTGCTGATGGTTGTTACTGGTTTGAGATCGGAGGTTCGAAGGTGCCTCGAGTGAAACTTCCTTGGTTAGCACAATTCAAAACTGGGGGTAAATTCCCAGCTGTGCTTGATCAACTTCAAAGCGCTGAACGATATGTCAAAATTTTTAAACCTTTTAAGGTTGATATAAATGATATAGATGTGTTAAAAAATAAAAATTTTTGGTTTAAACAATTCGAAGGATCACTTTATGTATACTGTCTCCAATCTTTGGGGCGTCAATCCTGGACTTCTCTTTCTGCTGATGAGTGGAACGAGCTAGGAATTGAATGGGTATTATCTAACAGCAACTTTAGCAAGGCTGTTACCGGATTGCAATTTAGATCAGAACTTAATAACCGCCGTGCTGCGGAGCGTGAAAGAAGGCAAGAGAAACCCATTGCTGACGCCCTCGACAAGGGAGAAGAAAGTGAGGAGGAAGGTGAATCGGAAGACGACAGTTCCGATGAATCCAGTGAAGAGGAGGTGAAGAAGAAGCGGACTGCCACTGTGCAGGATCACGCGGTCTCACTACTCAAAAAACAGAACATTGTTCCCGATGAAGAATCATCTGATGAAGAGTATGAAATGGATTTCCCCGAATATAGGGGCCGTGACGACTATTCTGATGACAACAATGAAGACGACACTGAGATTCAAAAGTTCCTAGCTGGGAACGCTGATGGGGAAGACGAACCCAGTCCTAAAATTAGGACACAACTCGCACCAAAAATTGCGGCTAAACAACCTGAGTCAGCGGACTTGGAGTTAGCGGATGTTCCTATTGTACGTCCCCCGCCCGTTAGAGAAGTATTGGAATTAAGCAATCGTGTGGAGATGCCCGATCTTGAGAATCCTAATGGTTTTGGTATAAGTTTGAGAGGAAGCGGAAATGGCTGGAAATCATTTCTTGTGGATAGGGTTGAGAAACTTGAGAAGCGGGAAGCTGTCAACAAGGATTTTGATTCTTTTTCACATCAAAGAGGTGTGGCTATGAAAGCTCGCGAAGCTTTGACGGATTTGATTCAATTCACTGAAGTTGAAGCTGAAGGTGAGGAGGAGTTTGTGCTACGAGAAGCTGCTGAAGTTTCTTACCACAAACTTAATAACCTACTCAACCAAGCCGAACAAACTAACAACAATAGCAATTTTAAAAATACAAATAGTGATGGTGACTCAGTAAGTGATGTGAATGATTCTGATGGTGAATACTACGGAATTCTGAATAAGCTGACTGACGAAGTTAAGGTAACTAGAGAGGATGGGGTGGAATCCGCCATACCATTAGCTCCCGCTATGGACGTTTACGTACCTAGGAGCTTTGGTGGTTTCGCCTCAGAATTGATAGTTGCTAAGACCAAATTACGACGTGTGAAAATCAAGAATTGGGTTTCTAAAATTAAGTGGAATTCAACGCAGATGACGAAGTACTTTTCATTGTGGCTCATGTATTTGAGAGAGCTACAAATGACCCCTGTACGACGGAAGATGTTTGAAGATATGGACACTTTAGAACTCAAGAATTATTGGTTAGATCACGTAGTTAAAGAACTCATCAAGCATGGATATGGGCTCAGGGATTCCGATTGGGAACATGAGATTCATTATATTCATCATCGGTGGGTTCATGTCGCTACACTTGAGCCTCTTGACGAACTACTCCCTTGGGTTCCGACAGAAAAAGAATATTATTCAGCCACATATGTGGATTCCATATTCAAAGGCGAACCTTTCTTCATAGTAGGAAAGATGGCAAGGAAGACGTATGATTATCTATTTTGTCACGATATAGATCCCCAGACAAATAGCTATGATAAGACCCGTGTTTTGAAACATTATTTGGTGAACAACTATAATGAACGGATCAGAGTTAAATTCAGTAAGCAACCCTTAAGTCGAGAACCTGGCTTGGACGTTCGTCCTGTGCCCCTAAAGTTCGGAGACGTTGTTTATGAAAGTGATACTGTGATTGCCCATTTCAAGACTAAAGATCATAGATCTACTTATAATCGTATTGTTGATAAAATTCAATTTGACGGAAAAGGAAATAAAAACAAACGCCCATGGAAGACTAGCAAATTAGTTCTGGATTTCTGGGATGCGGCAAACAATCTAACCAAGAAAGTGTCTGGTAGATATTTGTTGCATTCGCAACCAGTTGCTGAGACTAGCATGAAAATTGAGTACGCAAAACTACTTAACATCATGTCTGGTCATGCTGTCGCTCCGAGTTTGACTGCTGATGCGAGGAAAGCTATTATAGAAAGAAACATCACCCGAATGACGCAAGTCAATGTCGATGGTTTCATTAACTTAGATTCAACCAACCAAAATCTAGATGTTAATACTATCTATGTAGCCAACTTTATTTCAGAATGTGCCATCCAATCGTCTGAGTTGAAACAAAAACTAATAGTCCAATCCGTGTCCGGAGTTGCAAAAAACGCGCTCCGGGTGGGTCCCGGATACTATTAGGATACCGCCCGAACGACAACTTCATCCTCTGTAAATACCCTCTGCCCGTCCCTGACGGTGAGGGGATGAAGCTCAACGTTGAGGTAAAACCTCCTCCTATCATGCAGCGCCGAACACAAGCCTGCACTTTGCCCGTATATCTTGGGGGAGCTGTGTATCCGCATCCTGATTGTAACTGGCCTGAAATGTTACGGAATGGAGCGAAACATCGTGCCGGTAGGAAACTACCCGCGATAACTATGAAAGGTTTTTGGAGAAAATTTAGGCGATTCGTAAAGAAAGTCATATTGCCTGAATTTGAAGGGGAAATACTAGAGTATAATGAAGAAATAAATTTTGAAGACTGGCTCTCTAAGACTAATTATCCGGAGTGGAGAAAAGTAGAGCTACGAAAAATTTATGGCGAAATTATAACAATAGAAGATAGGCGCAACTTTATAGTCAAGCTGTTTATGAAAGACGAATTCTATCCTGGGATAAAACACGGCCGCGGCATTTACGCACGTGTTGACGAAGCTAAGGTCATTTTTGGACCCGTCGTCAAAAAGATAGAAGAAGTAGTTTATAATCATCCTGCATTTATTAAGCATGTACCTGTCGAAGATAGACCTAAATATATTTATGAAAGATTGTATAGACCTGGCTTAAAGTTTCTAGCTACGGATTACACTTCTTTCGAAGCTCACGTTTCGGAGGAGATGTATAAACAAATCGAGTATTTTATCTATCGCTCAATCGTTGGAAAGACTAACTCCAACATGTACCACGTTCTTAAACTAATGGAAACGGTGGTCTCTGGTAAAAACATTATTAAAAACAAATTCTTTAGTGGTTATATTAACGCACGTAGGATGTCAGGTGAAATGACGACGTCCTTGGGTAATGGTCTCATAAACTATTGCCTTATGAGATTCGCTTGCTACGTTCAAAACATTCAAACCATAGGTGTAGTTGAAGGAGATGACGGACTCTTTGCGATAGACTCGCAATTAGAGTTCGATCCTGCTGTTTTTTCATCTATGGGCTGTTTGGTTAAATTAGACGTACATTATACGTTGGAGACTGCAGGGTTCTGTCAGAATATTTTTGACATTAATGAACGCCGCAATGTTGTTGATCCAATCAAAATTCTTTGCAATTTTGGTTGGTGTCAGACTAAATATTTGCGAGCTTCTGATAGAACTAAGATGAAACTATTGAGAGTCAAAGCACTCAGCATGTTATTTCAATGCGCTGGGTGTCCGATAGTACACGTGCTTGCAACTCGTCTCTTATATTTAACCCGCAGTTATAACGTGGGAAGTCTTTTAGACAAAACGTTCTCCGGATTCTGGGAACGTACTTTGAAATCTGGTATAGAAGCTATGAATGTTACTGAGAAACTGAATATTCCTGTATCGCAATCATCACGCATGTTGATGGCGGAAAAGTTTGGAGTCTCAATACCCTGCCAATTGGCTATAGAAGAGAACATAAGAACCTGGAGCTTGGGTGCTAATGTACATTCTCTTATTCTTCTACACTGTCCTGACG